CGTTCTTGACTGGTGCAGCGCTAAAGCCTGACAATTTTGTTTCTTCTTCGAAGGAACGCTCAGAGGTCTCTGTTTCGTAGATCTCTTTGTGTTCTTCACCATAACGAGCATACTCCAAACCAAACAATGCGTTTAATCCAGGGAGCAACTCTTTCAGTAGTTGTGCACGAGAAATAGCCATTTAAATACTCCTTAATTAAACACCAGTGGCATTAAAGTAGCTATGGTAACCGAAGTTCCATGCAACCAATGCTTCTGGGTAGCCGGTGAAAGAAAACTGTGTAGCTGTCGACTGGGCTGTTGTTACAGCTGTGTTGATAGTTACAGTAGTGCCGTTTACAGTTGTTACATAGGTATTGGAACCAGCAGTAATGCCAGGACCAGAAATAACCATACCTGGAAGAATTGCACTGTTAGCAGCAGATAAAGTGATCGTTGTGCTAGTAGATGTAGCATTTTGGGTCACTGTAACAGCTGAAGCAGGTACAACGCCTACGATACGGAAAGGAGCCGATGTAGTCAAAGGTGTAATTGCTGAAGTGCTTGTGGCAGCAGCAGAAATTGCAATACCAGCAGATGAATCGCCAGTTGTTGTTGAACCAGTATTACCAGCAGCAGCACCAATGTAATAAGCATTAGCACCAATAAAAGCTGGGTTTAGGTATTGGATAGTTGTAGAACCACCAGTACCAGCTGGGTTAGACAAGCAAACTGCTTGGAAAACTGCTTGAGGATCATCAACAACGTAACCAATTGCATCAGTAGCAGTTGTAGAAGCCTGCCAGAACTGATAACGGTTTTTGCCGTAGATTGGGCCACCAGTAGTTGAATATTCGCAACCAACAAATACACCAATAGTTCCAGCAACAGCGCTAGAAGCATTATATGTAAGAGTAGAAGCAATTAAAGCACCAATGTTTGCAGAAGTGCCAATTTGAACAACGTCGCCGTTGAACATGCTTGTGCTGTAACCATTAACGATAGGGAACATACGAGTAGAACCCGCAAATACACGACCGCCAATGAGGTTAACAGGCTTTAGACCGTAAGGGGCCGAAACTGTAGGATAAGCCATGTAAATCTCCTAAATTATTAAGAACCTTTACCAAAGGTCACACTAGACTTCCGTTCCATAAAGATTGGCATTCTAGAATCACTTTGGCGCATAAGGTTATTGTCTACAGCGTCTGATTGAGCTTGCGTTTGGGCATCAAAATACGCTGCCTGCTGCTTATCCATCTCAATAGGACGTTTGCAAAGTAATAACCCGCCAATTTCAATATTGTCTTTAAAACGACTACTGTCATCGACTAACAGTTTAAATTTGGGTTGTTCTTCAAGTCGAACTGGCTCATAACCTTCTCTAAACCTTACGCTTACGTTGCGTGGGTCTGGAGAGTTCAACATTGAAACACGAATCCATTTGTAACCGTACCCCGGCTCTTTGTCTGGCTCTGGAAGTAACTCTGGTGGCATCCACTGTTTAGGACGTTCACTAAATTCACGGTTATCGGTATCACGATTAATTCTATTTGTAGCCATGTCAGGCCTCCACTTTAATAAGTTCTTTAACGTACTGCTCTGGGGTAAGACCAAGTTTTTTTGCAATCGCAACTTGCGATTGAGTTAACCTGACTCGTTTCGGCGCTGTCGTCCGTGTTGCCGGAGCTACTACGTTACCAGCTCTAGATTTAGGACTGTCTGCCTTTTGCTTAACTGGGACTTCTACTTCTTCTTCTACTTCTGTGTCCCCAAATTCCTCTGGAAACCGTTTTCGCATTGTTTTGTCTAACGTTGCGTAATACTCATCAGAACCAATCTGTACACCTTGGCGTTTCATTTTTTCATGAATACCCATAGCTGTTGCAGTCATTTCTTCGTCCTGTCCGAACCAAGAGTTTTCTTGCTGCCAACGATCTAGTTTTTGATCTACTGGCTGTACATTTTGAGGCTGTTGTTGTGGTTGTACAACATAATTTTCATCTTGTAAAGGGGGCAATTTAAAATTCTTTGCCTTATCCATTTCAATCTGAGCTTTATTCATTGCTTGTTGAGCTTCTAATAATGCAGCAGAATCACCAGCTTCATAAGCTTCTTTATAAGATTGTTTAGCTGCTTTTAGTTGGGCTTTAGCAGAATCCTTTTTAGCTTCTTTATAGTCTTTACTACCAGACTTAAGCATAGCTTGAAGTTTTTGGTTTTCAGATAATAAACGTTGAGCAGCATCAATAGCCGCTTGCCGTTCCCTATCAGCAGTATCAGCACGACGACGTTCATCGTTCCAGACACGCTTCATCTTAATGAGCTTGTCTTTAGCTTCTTTACTGTATTTGTCTAAATCGTCAACGTCTACCTCTAATTGACGTACTTTTTCTGGGTCTGCAGGTTTGCGATTGCGATCTTCCTCGGGGGTATCGTCTTCAATCTCAATCTCTAACTCTGCTTCTGTATCTTCGGGTTTACCCTTAGTATCCTCGATTTCATCGGGAAATTGGTATGCATCTGGCATTGTCCGCCTCCTTAAATAAATTTACGTTTAATGCCCCTTGGATCCTGAACTACGGCTTCCACAGAGTCATCATTAATAATCCGGAACTCACGGTCGTGAATTACCAGTCTGGTACCTGCATTTGGGCGTACAAGGACAAAATCACCCTCTCTGCACCAAGGTCCATTGGGAAAACGAGTCTTATCTGCATAACAATCTGGGCCTAGTGAGACCACAAAAAGTACAGTAGTTAAAAGTTCGTCATGCCGACGAGTCTCATCTGACTTAAGAATACCGCTGTCAAATGCTTCTTCGGCTTCTGGAATTGCGCATAAAATGCGATATCCCTGTGGAATAGGCAATTGTTTTGCTCTATCTTCTGTTGTTTTAGCCATTACTGCAGCTAAGTCTACTGCTTGGCTAAGGTCTAGGTTACTCATTGTCCGAGTGCTCCAATCGTTGTTTGAGGTCTTTAATAATGGCACACGCAGCTTCAAGACCTCGAACTTGTCCGCATGTGTATCTGTACTCTTCAAAATCTTTAGCTTGTCCGTATGTCAGGGCCTCGCCAAGCATTTCTATTCGTTCCTGATACTGTCCGATCAGGTAATCGAGATGGTCGCTCATTATTTAGCTTTCTCCTTTGGTTTAGCTTTCTCAGCTGGTTTCGATGCAGCTTGTTCTTTCTGTGCTGCAAGTTGTTCACTCTGCATGTCTGCATTGTGTCCGTGCTCCATAGCTGTCTGGGCTATGTCAAATGCGTGGTCTCGCATGTGGGCTTTACGTTCATGCTCGTGGTCAGCAATAGTTTTTACTGCCTCAAACGCATGGTCTTTTTGTTGCGAGCGTTGCTGACTATGTAAATCTGCTGCCTTAGACATTGCGTTCAAATCGGCTGTCTTCATAGCAGTTTGCGCTGTTGTCGTAATGCGTAAGTGCTCTAGCTCAAGCTGTTGTTGTTTAATCTGAATCTCGGCTTGGTCTTTTTGCTCTTGTGCTTGTTGGGCACGTTGCTTAATCTGCAATTCTTGTTGCTGCATTTGAACTAACGGATCTTGCGCTTGTTGCTGTGCTTGCTGTTGCTGAACTTGAGACTTATTCTGCTGGAGCAGTTTTTGCGCTGCTTGTGCAAGTAATGGAGCAAGTTGTGCTTCTACTTGTGGGTCCATGTGGATATCTTCGCCAGTCTCGTCTTTCTGAGCTGGTAGGTTTGCGCCAAGTTGTTGCTCAATTTGAACACGATACTCAAAGCCTAAGTGCTCATTAATATGAGACATCATAGCTGCCTGAATCTGCTGAGCCATAGGATTGTTTTGTAGCAACATTGCTATCTTAGGATCTTGCATAGCGCTCATATGGACTGTGATGTGAGCTTGGTGATCTTGGGAAACAAATGCCTTGACTGGTTTAAGCATGAGAATGTTTTGATTCTCTGATACTGGGTCTGTTGGCTTTTGATCTTCGTCCATTGGAATAAGCTTTTGCGCATTCTTAATCCCCAATACATCGAGCATCTGTCTATGGAGGAGTGGTAAGTTATAGAGTTGTGGTGCCCCTTGAGCCAGTTGTAATACTGCTTGGTACTGTACGATTTTCTGCGCCATCGTACTTGCATTGGGATCAGATACGGGGATGACGTCAACATTGTCATAATCAGATTTTTTCGCACGGCGAGACCCTTCGACTGGTTCATAATCATAGTCCTCGGGTGTGTACTCAGCGATAATCTGCTTGAGCATTTTAAGTTCTTGCTTGAGAGAATAATGAATACGTGCCTGTACTGCACTCATTACTTTGAGCGTACGCTCTAGGATTGCTAGCGTTGTTCCTACTGGAGCATTAGCAGACATATCACTGAGGTTAAGGTCTGCTGTATTTGCAAAGCGACGACCTTCCTCAATGATTTTATCCATCAAGCCAGCGAGTACTTGACTTGGCTCCTTGTAAGGCAACGGCATGATGTTGTCACGCATGGCTCCACTGGGCACATCCACATCCCGCCACTCACCGGGGGCAATGGGCGTGTCGTCTCCTTTGACTCGCAACCCACGGGTCTTAAAGCCACCTGGCAAGTTGCTAAGTGTCCCTGCATCAACAAGCTGACGGATAATGGAAGTACCACTTTTAGCATAAGCGCCAATAAGATGGATGAGACCAAAACAATAGAAACCAAAGCCGGGAATATACCCGTAGTGCACAAAGTGCTGACGCTTTTTATGCGTTGCATCACCTTCTTTCCAATTGCGTCTAATAGATAGAACATTCATCGTTCCTTTCTCGATGGTTACAACATAAGGAAGAGCAATACCCGTAGGTTCGCCATCCTCGTCTTTGTCTTCGAAACCAGGCAAGTCTAAGTCAACGTGCATCTCAAGAACTTTGTACCTGCTATCTGTAGTAGCTCTAAAACCCAGCTTTTCAGCTATCTTCTTCTCAACTTCGTCTAGTGAACTACGTGGATCACCCAGGTCAATATCCCTGTAAAACCCATTAACCTGCAAGATCTTAAGCTCATTCTCCGTTTTGCGCATAACGTGAGTTACACGTGGAGAAGCAGCTAAATCAGAAGCGCCGTATGGAACGACGATATCTTCTGCAGGAATATACATTGCTACTTGACGCTTAAGTGCTGTGTCATAGTAGACTTTCTTAAACGCATTACCCGCTAAACCCAAGCCCCAGAGCATACGCTCAGTTTCAGGACGATACTCAGGCATTTCTTCAGTAAGCTGGAAGTTCATGTCATCTTGCACACGTTCTGCGGCTTCTTTTTTAGCTTGTGTTTCTTTACCAATAATTAATGTCTTAACAGGACCCATTGCTGGGAATATAGACATCATGGTTTCCGCTTGGAATTTAACCAATGCTTCTGCTAGGAGTGGATGGTAAACGCCACAGGCCCCTTCCCACGGTTCGGCACGTTCTTCAATTTTAAGACCTAAGAGTTCTAAGCCATCCACATAAGTTTGTATCCAGTCTTTACGGCTACCGACGTCATCATCAAAGTCGCCTACTAAATCACCAGCTAACTGGGTAAGTTCACCCTCAGATAAATATTCTGCAAGGTTTTCGTTAAATTCGTCTTCATGCGCTTCTTCTTCAGGAGTTTCCTGTTCTTCCTCACCATCTAGCACAATCTCTACTTCAATTGGGTTTTCTTGCGCAGCTAATTCATCGATACCTTGTGGGGCTGAGTAGAGTGCCTTATCAATTGCCATATTATTTCCTTAAATTAATTTTAATCCGCCCTTGATAGGCTTAACTATATATCCACCCTTTTTCATGTTTGTAACATTACCCATAATATCTACGGGTGCGGGGGTTGGTGTTGCATCTTGTTGTGGTGCTTGTGGGGTAAGATTAAACTGCTTTATAAATGGGGTATATAACGTTTGAAGTTGTTCTCTAACTTGTGGGTGCTCTACTATAGCATTGGCTTCAGAAACTTCTGTAGGGATTTTGTGCGTATTTAGCTCATTTTGCCATACAGTAGAAGCCCTACCTTTAACAGGATAAAGCCCTGTTACGTTACCAATCTGAGAAGTTACTACTGGAGTTATTGGTTCAATACCATTTACCACTCTAAACTGATTAAGCGCTGCACGTTGTAATAACTTTGGGTCAACATTTTTAATAAGCCTAGCTGTATTTGAATCGACGTTATCCATTAAATGCTGATGAAGCTCTCTGTAATTTAAGCCCCCCAGTGGTTCCCCAGACATTTCAAACTCTCTAATATTATTAGCAAGATGCTCACGAGGATTAAAATCATTTAAACGAGCTTTACGTACAAAATCAAGAATAGGTTTATTTTTTGGATGAGACGCTGCGTACTCCATTGCTTTAGCTTCATGGTAGTAATCTGCACCTGTTTTACCGGTGACTGCTGATTTTCCAGAACCGTTCCATAAAACCTCAAATGGAAGACCCGTACGTTTAGAAGTATCCATTTTCTCTAATACTAGTGCAGGAATACTAGCAGCTTCAGAATCATGTCCTTCA